CGAGGAAGGAAACGATTACGCCGAGCCTTATATTTAGCGATTCGTCCCCTTGTCGCCCATAATTCAACATTTAAAGCCCTGCATCACTATTACACCAAACGCCCTGAACGCCCTTTAAAAAAGCAACAATCTTTGATTGCCTTGTGTTGTAAGCTCCTACGCGTATTGTTTGTCATTGGTCAAAAACAGTGTGAATTTGATGGTTCAAGATTAATAAAAGATATTCCTCAAATGGACGGATTACAGGCAGCGTAACCTTAGAAAGCAGGTCACCCAAAGTGGCTTGACATGGAGCCTCGGCGGGCATGGGTTCTTTGGCGAAGCGGCGAGTCATCCAATGATTCGCCCATGGCTAAGGAAGCCTACCATGCCCACCACTCCATGTAAAGCCGTGCATCATCTGTATTCTTATCACAACAAACACCAATAGTGCAGAGTCGAAGTTTATTTACACCATACGGGCAATGACCCAGCAAAGGAGCTTATTCGACCTCCACCTCATGGATACGCAGGACGAAGGAAGGTATGGACGCCGATCCGGAGAGACATGGGAGGGTGAGCGACCGTGAGTAGCGTGGAGATTTATAGGCACGGTCATACTACTCAATTACCAAACTATACCAGTTTGGACGTTAGGATGGAGCACTTACTGTAAGAAATTTTAATTCGTTCAACTTATATCCAGTGTTTTTGGTGGGAGAACTATTTGATGTTAATGAAATTTTGAGAAAACACGAGTATTAGCGAGAAAATTAAACTTTATTGAGGGAGGATGATAAAAATGAAAGTGAGCAGTATAGTAAGAAATCAATACAAGAACATTTGCAAGACCAGTTGCTTAAAAGCCAATTGGAACGATAAAGAGATTGATTATAAGATCAATCGCTTAGTTCAGTTAGGAAAGCAAATTCATACATACGAAAATGGAACGATGATTGTTAGAGCGCACTTAATCAACTTCACCATTTCACCAACTGAAATTATGAATATGTGGGTTGATCGAAACGATAAACCAGTAAGGATTTCAGACGAGGATAAAGAGAAATTTAACGAATGTAATGGTGTAAAAAGTAAAGAATTAAATTTTCAAGAGCAGCTTAATCAAAGCAAGGAAATTATTAAAAATATTCAAAGAAAGATTCATCGTGCAGAAATTAATTTGGAAAGAGAATATCAAAACTATGATAGGCTGAGAGAGCAACTAGACAAAAATAAATTAAATAAATTGTATGCTTGATTAAGAGGGGTTTGTATGGAACTATTCAGCGAAGAGATAAAAGAATTACAACTAAAAAAAGCAGAATACGAAGCCGTTAGTGAAAATTTAACACAAAAAGTATATCAGTGGGCATCCAAGATTTGTCCAGATAATAAAGAAATTGCAGCAGTATATCTGATAGATAAAGATATTTATATTTTACTCAATGAGAAATGGTTAGGATTATTTCCAATGAAGAATACATACACAGTAAATCAGTTTATTCAGAAGTGTAAATCTAAAAGTAAAATAAAAAGAATTAAATAAGGAGAGTTCAAAATGACAACAAGTAAATTACATAAGATTAGTAAAGGTCAAAAAGTTGGATGGTTTAATGAGGAAGAGGCAGTAGGAGTTATTGAAGCGGTAACTGACGAAGGGTTTATCGTGAACTGGAAAGACACGGGTTTAATTGATTATAGTCATAAACAGGCTGAGTATTTGGTGGAGCTGTAAGGAACTAAAGAGTGAAACTGTGACATAAAGGAGATATAGAAATGAAAGTATTTTTTGATACAGAATTTACTGGATTACACAAAGATACGACTTTAATCAGTATCGGTTTAGTAAGCGAAAATGGTCAAACTTTTTATGCAGAGCTAACTGACTATGATGAAACTCAAATTGACGAATGGCTGCAAGAAAATGTAATAAACAACTTAATCATGAAGCAAAGAGATGAGCATTATTATCACATTATTGATGAAGAAACTTGGGTGAAAGGAAATAAACATAAAGTAGCTTCACACCTAGAGCGATGGCTATCTCAATGGGATAAGGTAGAGATTTGGTCAGATTGTTTGGCTTATGATTGGGTGTTGTTTAATGATTTATTCGGGCATGCTTTTGATATACCAAAGAATGTTTACTATATCCCTTTTGACATTTGTACTCTATTCACTTTAAGAAATATCGACCCCGATATAAATCGTGAAGAATTTACAGGCATTGAAGGAGATAAACATAACGCTTTACATGATGCACAAGTAATTAAGGCTTGTTATTGGAAATTATTAAGAAGTTAGTTACTGCATAGTTCGACCATTTAGTAAAACAGATGATGAGAGAGGGAGATAAGAATGGATAAGTGCGAAACTTGTAAATTAAATGAAATTGTAAGTGGTTGCGGAAAGCCAATAAAAGACATGGAAATTGTCAAAGGTATTGGTGTAGTCGAATGTAAACATTACGAGAAAAATACTGACTAAGTTCATGTTGACACAGTGAAAAAGGAGGAAGAAAATGAAAAAGAAATTAGCAATTGCTTTCATTAGCTTGGGAATTATTTTGACAGGATGTAGCGAGGCGGACACGGTATCGCATAATCTCTCAAAATCTGCTGATTCATTTGAAGTACAGCGGAGAGTGGTGTTTTTTAATGGGATTACTGATAAATATCTATTGACCATTGAAGGATTATGCGCCCTTGGAAATAGTGACAAGCAAGATAGACTGAGTGTTACTTGTAAGGTAGGAGAAGACTCATATAAGAAGCATTATCTTGGATTGAGTGACAATGTTAGTTTTCTTGTAGAGCAGACAGATGCGGTGACTGAAGATCCATTTCATTATCGGATGATCTTCCGCCCTGAAGCTATCATTCCTGATATAGATTTGCAGACGAGTGGGAATTAGCAAAATGACCATTAATCATATAAGAGTGTAAGGAGGAAAATATGAGCGAAGGTAAATGGTGTTACAGTTTCAACGAGGAAAATTTTGAAGGGGATTTTGACACTAGGGACGATGCGATTGGAGAAGGATTGTATTATTACGAAGAAGATAATCAAAGTGAATTATATGTAGGTCAAGCGCAAGAAGTGTCTTTAGGAGTCAACATTGACTTTATAGTTGAGCAACTAGGTGAAGATGCTTATGAACAGTGTGGAGAAGTTGCCGAAGATTATTTGTGTAATGTTAAAAGTGAACATCGGGAAATTTTAGAGGATAAGATGAATGACGTATTACAAAAATGGATGGATGAATTTAAATATAATCCTACTTTCTATACTGTTGGAAATGTAGAGAAAGTAAAATAATATTTAAGTGAAGAGGTGGCAAAAATGAAAATGACTCTCGAAGAAATAATGGCGGAACTGAATAACTATACTGAAGATGAATTTATTTTAGAATTAGAAAAAATTGGTTTTGAATTAGAAGACATTCCCAACAAAGAAAAAGTATAATAAGCCTATCTTCAATAAAATTCGGATTTTATAAAATTAAGGAGATGTTTACAATGGTCAAAGTATTAAAAGTAGATAAATATAGTAGTAACGGTGAAGAAGTCGAGTTAAAAGTTAGTGAGACAGAGAAGGGTTTGCAAATAGATATTAATGGTCTTACTATGGATGTTTTAGTTAATGGCGATATCTTTTACTCGAAATTTGACAAAGAAGAATATAAATATATTCCACCATTATTAAGGGGTTACGTTGAAGAACATTTATGTACATATAGTGATGGGATTTACAAAGAAAAAGGTAAAGTTAATATGGATTTACTTATAAGGGGAAGAGAATATTTCGTTCAAATTCCCACTAAACGCGCAAAAAACAATACGATCACTTTTACGGATTACTTAAACTCTTATGAAAAAATTCAAGACTATTTAAACAGTCAGATTGAAGGAGCTGAAAAAAGATATAAAAATCTTCTCAGAGACATTGAAACCATTGGGTATAAACTCGGTATTAGTCATGATGGGAATGAATATGATGATTGGTATTCTCTTTATGTACCTATTGACCAATTTAGCGAGGACAAAATCAATCAATGCCTTGAACTATGGGATCAATATAATGAGGAATTAGAAAAGTATATAGAAAAAATCTAAATAAAATGTATTAAATTAAAATTGGATAACTTGAATCTTTTTTGAAAGGGAGGGAGAAGATAATGAAAAAGTTTAAGTGCGTAATTAAAAAAAGGTATGAGTATGAAATTGAATTAGATGAAAATCAAATGAATAAAGAATGGATGGAAGGATGGAAGAACGTTTTTTACGATTTTGATAGTTTAGAAGAACATGCTGAACACATCGCACAAGTAAGAGCTAATAAGGGAACAGGGTTTATAGAGGGGTATGGAAATGTTTTAGAAAATGGCAAACGTCCCTTGTTTTTACGTGAGAATGAGAAAATCAATGAATCAGTAAACATTAATGTAATTGAAGACAATGAGCTAAGTTATATTAATGTGGAGGAAGTTTAAGGCATGGATTTTGACATCAATAAAACAGCTTGCTTCACAGGACATCGCCCATCTCGATTAGGAAGCTATGATCCCTATTCTGCAAAGAATAAGCTAATCCTTTATAAACTGAGAGATATTATAAAAGAGCAAATAAGCAATGGAACCGATACATTCATTACAGGAATGGCTTTAGGTATTGACCAGTGGGCTGCTAGAATTGTTTTGAAGTTAAAAACTAAACATCCCAATGTTAAATTAATTGCAGCTATTCCATGTATAAACCATTCAAATAAGTGGAATTCGCAATCTAAACAAGAATGGCAAAACATTATAGATAAATGTGATAGTGTTCATTATGTAAGCGAAGAAGAATATACGCCTTGGTGCATGCAAAAAAGAAATGAATGGATGGTAGATAATTCGTCATCTGTCATTGCTGTACATGATGGATCAAAAGGTGGTACATATAATTGTATTAAGTATGCTGAGAGGATGAATAGGGAGATAATCAGATTAAATCCCTATGCTTTGGAAATTAGCTAAAAAGCAGTAGGAGATTACTTATGAATATTAAAAAAATAGTGAAAAATTGAAGACTGGACATATGGTGATGTAGATTTTATGGAATGATTATGTTTCTGGTGGGCGTAATTTTCATCAAACTACTAACCTAATTAAACAAAATAAATTAAATTATTTACAAAATTATTATTTCGTGTTATTGTTAAAATACTTCATCACTCTGGAGGTGAGAACAATGTAATTATTTTATAAATTAGAATAAATAAACTAAAAATAATTATAGGAGTGATACTTAATGAATTTTAATACATATGATAAGAAAATGGTAACAAAGTTTGCGGAGTTTAAAAAACCAAAAACTAAAACTTGGTACTCAATTATCAAGTCTGATAAACAGCCCGATCAACTCTGCGTATTGGAAACGGACAAGCCACTAGAAGCTAAATATTATTTCTTGCAATTAGCAAAAGAAGTGAATGGAAGCTCAAGTCAACCAAGGGTAATGGGTTGATTTATGAAGTATTATGTTCACCCAAAGCATATTGTTACTAGATTCGAGGATATTGAGGGCGAGAGTGCTTTATTAGAAACATACAACGGTGTGCAATATGGAACTGGAACAGATGATTGTTTAGCAGTTAATTTATTGGGTCATAGAGATATTATTTCAAAGCAGCAGCAGAGAGATTACATAAAAGTAGAGGTTGATTTAAATAATTTAACGAAGAAACAGAGTGAAGCAGCTAATGGATACTTGGAAATGTCGCAAATCAACTTAGAAATTGCCAATGAGTTTTATTATGCCGAACAGGGTGGAGAGAGAACTGCATCAAAGCTGCTTAATGATGATAATGCTGATAATAAATAAATTAAATTAAAATATATAATATAAGGAAGTGTTAGGTTGATTAAGGTATACACAAAGAATAATTGTCCGCAATGTAATATGACTAAAAATGTTCTAGATAATGAAGGAGTTAAATACAAAATCTTCAATGTAGAAGAAGATGAGAATGCTTATGATTACGTTGTAAATACATTAGGTCTTCGACAAATGCCAGTTGTCGTAGCTGACGAACAAGAGCCATTTGCAGGTTTTCAACCAGATAGACTATTAAGTTTGAAATAATGTTTTAATAGTATTCACGAATACAAAAAGGAAGAGAAATACAAATATTAAGAAATGATAAATAAAAGGAGATTCTTATTAATGCAATTTAAAACAATTGTTAAAAGAGACGGCTCTAATGAAGATTTCATAGAGAACAAAATTTCCGATGCTATTGCGAAAGCTGGTAAGGAGACTGGTGAATTTAACGAAGAAGAAGCAAAAGAAATGACTAGCAAAGTGTTAGATGTCATAAATTCTAGTCATAAACAACAAGACTTAACTGTCGAGAGAATACAAGATTACGTGGAAGAAGCTTTACTGAAATCTTCTTTTAAAAAAACAGCAAAGGCATATATCATTTATCGTGAAAAGAGAAGCCAAATGCGTAGACGAAATATATTTAAATATAGATTAAATTTAAAACCTTATGAATATCCAGAATTAGCAGAGTACAAATCAGCTATTCAACACTCTTATTGGCTACATACAGAGTTTAATTACACGTCAGACATTCATGATTATAAAGTAAATGTTACTAAATCAGAAAGAAATGCTCTCAAAAATGCTATGTTGGCAATTGCACAAGTAGAAGTAGCAGTTAAGAATTTTTGGGGAGACATACACAATCGTTTACCTAAACCAGAAATAGGTGCAGTTGGTGCAACGTTTAGTGAAAGTGAAGTTCGTCATCATGATGCCTACTCTCACCTTCTAGAAATATTAGGGCTGAATGATGAGTTTAAAAAGATCAAAGAAATTCCAGCATTGTCGCAAAGAGTTGATTATCTAATTCAAGCTTCCAAATATGCTAAAACAGAGAATGATAGAGATTTTACGTTATCTATATTACTATTCTCGTTATTTATTGAACACGTTTCTTTGTTCTCACAGTTCCTAATTATTATGTCATTCAATAAATATAAAAACTTATTTAAGGGAATGTCAAACGTTATTGAAGCTACATCAAAAGAAGAGCAAATACATGGATTGTTTGGAATTGATGTCGTTAATACGATTCGTGATGAATATCCTGAATGGTTCGATGAGGATATGGCTAATAAAGTATATGAAATTTGTCGAGAGTCTTATAAATCAGAAGAAAAAGTTATTGATTGGATTTATGAAGATGGAGATTTAGACTTTCTACCTAAAGAATTAGTAAAGGAATTTGTTAAAAATAGACTAAATAATTCTTTAAGAAGTGTTGGATATGATCGAATCTTTGACGTAGACGAGAAAATGCTTCAAGAAACAGACTGGTTTGATGATGAAATTATCGCAACAAAGCATGTCGATTTCTTTGTTAAGCGAAGCGTAAATTATTCGAAAAGGTCAAAAAGTATTACAGCAGATGACTTGTTTTGATATATGAATTATAAAGTTATTACTCTAATTAAAAAGGGAGAAATGTGAATGTCATTTGAATGGTTAAACGAGTATAGTGAGAAGTTTTTAGAACGTGGGTATTTGATCAAAGGTGTGACTGCTCAAGAACGAATAAAACAGATTGCAGATAGAGCAGAAGAAATTTTAGGGATAGAAGGATATAGTGATAAGTTTTATGACTATATGAGTAGAGGTTATTATTCTCTTTCTTCTCCTGTTTGGTCAAATTTTGGCACAAATAAAGGATTACCGATAAGTTGCTATGGCTCTAATATATCTGATTATATGGGTGATATACTACATACACAATCTGAGGTTGGCATGATGAGTAAACTAGGTGGAGGAACAGCGGGTTACTTTGGTAATTTAAGACATAGAGGGAGCGAAATTACCAATAATGGCACATCGTCTGGTGCAGTTCATTTTATGCGATTATTTGAAAGTGTCGTTGATACTGTATCTCAAGGAAACAGTCGCAGAGGACGATTTTCACCTTACCTTCCAATTGATCATCCTGATATTGAGGAATTCTTAGAAATTGGAACAGAAGGTAATCCTATTCAAGAACTAACACACGCAGTAACTGTGCCTGACAAATGGATGTTAGAAATGATTGATGGTGATAAGAATAAACGTAAAATTTGGGCTACTTTAATTCAAAGAAGAGTTGAGATGGGATATCCCTACATACTATTCACGGACACAGTTAACAGGGAAACGGTTGATGTTTATAAGGATAAGAAATTAAAGATTAATCACAGCCAGTTGTGTTCCGAAGTGTTGTTACCTACTAATGATGAGTGGTCTTTTGTGTGTTGCCTAGCATCAATGAATATCTTACACTATGACGAATGGAAAGACACAGATGCAGTAGAGACAATTACTTATTTCTTAGATGCAGTTATGAGCGAGTTTATTATTAAGTTGGAAGAGTTTAGAGATTCCGACTCAAGAGAAGATCAATTAGTATTTGAATATATGAAAAAAGCTCATAAATTTGCAGTTGAAAACAGAGCATTAGGTTTGGGAGCATTAGGATGGCATTCTTATTTACAATCTAAAATGATTCCTTTTGAAAGTCTTGAAGCCAAAGGATTGAATGCTTATGTATTTAAGACTATACATGATAAAGCATATAAAGCTTCTGAAGACTTAGCTAAAATGTATGGAGAACCCAAAGTATTAGAAGGGTATGGTAGACGTAATACTTGCCTTTTGGCAGTTGCTCCTAATACAAGTTCAGCATTCATTTTAGGTCAAGTCAGTCAAAGTATCGAGCCGATCTGGTCAAATATCTACGTTAAAGATTTAGCTAAAGATAAAGTAACTGTTCAAAACCCATACTTGAAAAAATTACTAAAAGAAAAAGGAAAAGATACCAGAGAGGTTTGGATTGATATCCGTAATCATGATGGTTCTGTTCAACATCTTGATTTTCTCACTGAATATGAGAAGCAAGTCTTTAAAACCTTTAGTGAGATTAATCAATTTACTATTTTAGATCAAGCTTCAGTTAGACAAAAATTTATTGACCAATCGCAATCATTGAATATTATGGTTAATCCGAAGACAACAGCAAAAGAAATCAATGAATTATATTTATTTGCTTGGGAAAATGGAATTAAAACATTATATTATCAACATTCAACAAACGCAGCACAGCAATTTAACAAAGATAAAATTTGCGTAGCTTGTGAAGCATAGAGTCTAAATAAAAAATTAAATCTACATAATGAGTGGGGATTAGTCCTCACTCTACAAAATAATAACAGATCAAAAGGAGATTGATACATATATGACAGAACTTCAAATCAATAAGCTAGTTTGGGATAAAAAGAATAAACGTCAAGGTAAACTTATCTCGTTTAGTCGAGATATGGGAAAAAGTGCTGCAGTTGAATTTATCGTAAATCAAAATAAGGAGACTGGGGAATGTACTACTAAGGTTGAGCGAATTGATGTGAAGAATTTAGTACCTTATCGTAAACCAAAGCCAAGAAAGTATAACCCAGATGAAATGTATTGGATGGTACATGGATTCCAAAAAGCATTTGGTCATCCTGCTCCAGATAAGCCAACTATGCTAACAAAAGAACGAATTGAAAAACGTAATAGTTGGATGTTAGAAGAATGTAGTGAATTATTGGAAGCAGATACACTTGAGGATCAAGTAGATGCGGCAATCGATAAACTCTACTTTGCAATTGGTGATTTAGTGGAGTTAGGTGTTCGCCCTTATAATATTTTTAAAATTGTTAATGAAGCGAATATGGGTAAACTTCACAATGGCAAGCCAGTATATAAGGAAGATGGAAAAGTAAAAAAACCTGATAATTGGGAAGAACTCTACGCACCCGAACCAAAAATTAAAGCAGAAATTGAACGTCAACTTCGAGTGAATAGACGTTAAGGCAGATAAAATGTCGCTTTTAAATAATCTAGGTGGGTGTAAAAGCTCACCTAGAAACAAAATAATTTGGAGGGTGCATGAAAAAAGAAATTAATAAAAGATTAATAGATACTCATGGTTTAGTGGTTAAACAAGTACATAATAACATTTACGAAGTGCTAAAAGATCGATATGGGATTAACTTTAAGGGACATTACATGTCCGTTGATGATCTAATTTTGACTTTGAATGATGGTGCTTATCAAATAGCAGTTTTAGATGAAAATAATAGTTTGATAATCTCTACATAATAATAAAATAATGGGAGGATATACAAATGCTGAGTATGCAAATGTCACACGATGCTATTATTCGAGGATATAAATATAAAGAGGAGTTATCTGTTGATTGTAAGGATTTAACCTGGTGGCAATTAGATTGTAAACCTAAAATAAGAACAACTATAAGAGAATATGACACTGAGTTAATTGGTGAGTACACTTTAGACAGACCGCTATTAGTAGAAGATGAGCAACTATATATTTCTGATCTGCAAAAGATTTGCACCGTCAAAAAAGTAATTAGGACTACTGAAAATAAAATCCTCTATATTGTAGATGGTATTTATGAAACTGAAAAACCTACTGATATCGAAAGAGAAAAAGTAGAGGTAGAACTAAAAAAGGCAAATGATGAATATCAAAAATATCTAAGCAGTAAATCAGAAGAGAAATCAGAACAAAATCATAAGTGGTATCAATTCTGGAAGCAGGTGATTAAATGAATTTTGTTATCCGCAATCTTGAAAATTTAGCCAAGAATCTTAAAAGAAACATTGAAGAGCTTAAGCAAAAACTTGACAACAAGGAATATATTGATGAATTAGATAAGATGAGAATACATAATGTCATGAACCGAATGGAACATAATTATAAAGATACTTTGGTTGCAATTGATTTAATGAAAGAAAATTAATTAATAAAGGTGTTGATAAATTGGAAGAAAAATTCTTTTCACAGTTAAAGTCCTTTATATTTGATAATTTAAGCAGCGATTTGAAAGAATTCATTGGATATTACGAAACGCTATATCAAAATAAAGGCGATTTATCTGACCTTTTAAGTGACAGTGAAAGATACTACTTGGATTTTAATTATGAAGCCCCCCAATGAATATGATTGGTACAATAGTGGCTCCATTCTAGTTTATCTTTATGAGAAATCTGATGATAAGTGGGTATTACCACTAGAACATCATTATCTAATTGAATTTTCACATGAAGATAGATATTGGGGATATTGTGAATGCACACCGAATCTTGAGGGATACGATGCCAGATATAATTGCTGTGGTAATGGATGCGATTGGAGTGCTCCTCAAGTAAAAGTCCAGAAAATAGAAAATGTATTATTTAAGTCATTTGATGGAAATGCAAGTGATCTTTGGGAATTAGAGGATAAATGGAGTAACAATAAAGAGGAGCATAAGAGAGAAGCCATCGAGAAGTAGATTAAAGAAATAAGTGATCAAATTGATTATCTACATAAACAAAAAGAATCGCTTGAGAAAAATCTTTAATTATATAAGTCAATAAAAATAAATAAACTATTAAAAGGAGAATGTTTTTAATGAATACATACCCAACAGAAAATGAATATAAAAATGCTTTAGAAGTTGTTAAAAAGTACGAAGACAGACAGGCTGCTTTAGAGAGATTAAGTAAGGATTTATCTTTCCATCTAAGTAAATTTAATAATTTTAAATTCAAAATTAATAAGAAGCAAGGTCATATTATCTTTACTGGAACAACTAAAGATGGAAAGTTGGTAATCGGAGAAAGTAAGTGTAAAGAGGGCGATGTGTATCATGAGGTAATTGGGAAACTCATTGCTATTAAACAGGGATTGGGAGAGAAGGTAGATGATGTGTTGGAGCATGTTGAAGAAGAGGAAAAATATAAGACTGCTCTTAGAAAAGGGCAAATCCTTTATGCGCCACCATGCAATAAAAAACAAAGGGGAGTTATCGACTCAGTAAGTGACTTGAATATAACACCTAATGAACATACCTGCAGTTGGACGGGTGTTCATGTTAATGAAGATATGCTAGAAGATATGATGCATAAAATTAAGGGTAAAGTTGGTGACATTTGATAGATTGTCATTATTATACTCTCTAATTCTCTCTTATACTCTCTTATTCTCTTGTTTTCACACTTGTATTTTTGCTTAAAATCGTTATTTTATTGGAAGTGAATTTTTACACTACGGTTCAGGTAATCAAAAGAATAAAAAATAAATGGAGTGAGTGAATGAATATTTTAATGTTGATTTTAGCAGTTCTTTTTCTTTTGGTTAATATAAAAGGATATAAAAAAATATTCAAGCCCTCTGATAGTATCGGCAGAGAAATAACAAACATGATAGATGAGTGTAAAACTGAAAACGAAAAATCTTTTGTAAAACTACTTATGCTGCTCTTTACTCTAAGTTACTCAACAATTCTTCTTATTTACTATATTGCGGCGGGAGTGATTATGACAGAGTTAATAGGTATGGTGTTGTCGTCTGTACTATTTGGAGTAAACACTGTGTTAAGTATGATTAAAATACCTCAAATGATTGAAGGTAAATATAAGTACAGTATTTATAGTAGGGTGATGCATCCAGCAGTTACATTTTATCATATCTACTTTATTTTATTTTTATTGTTCTAAAAAAAGTTAATTAAATATATAATAATACAGAGGTGTTAAACCTCTTTTCTTTTTTAGGAGGGGAAGTATTTGAGTAAAGCTGATTTAATTTATGACAGTGTAATTAAAGATATTATTGCAAACGGAAAGTGGGATACTGAAGCCCCAGTTAGAACAAGGTGGAAGGATAATTCCCCTGCTTATACAAAATCAATTTTAGATGCAAAAATGAAATTTGATAATAGCAATGAAATACCCTTGTTGACTAAGAAACGTGTTCCAAGGAAAGATCCAGTTAATGAGATACTTTGGATTTGGAGAGATAAATCTAATGATGTTCGAAAATTAAGAGACATGGGATGTACAGTTTGGGATGAGTGGGAAAGAGAAGATCACACTATTGGAAAAGCTTATGGGTGGCAGCTTGCTAATAAATTTAGAAAAGTGAGATATTCTAAGAAATTACAAAATATGGTTAATGATAGAGAGTTAAACAGTATCAAACCATTTGACAATGAATTTGTTTTATTGGATCAGGTAGATTGGCTTCTATACACATTAAAAACAAATCCTTATTCTCGTAGAATTAAAACTACATTATGGAGTGTTGAAGATTTAGATGATATGGCATTAGAGCCTTGTGTTTATGAAACGCATTGGCAAGTGTGGGATGGTAAATTAAATCTAACTGTAAATATAAGAAGCAACGATATGGGCTTAGGAAATCCGTATAATATTTATCAATACTCTATTTTACATCGTCTTATTTCTCAAATTACAAATCATAAAGTAGGAACTATTTGTTTTAATATAGACAACGCTCACATTTATGATAGACATCTAGATAAATTAACAGAGCAAATTGAGAGATGTGAATATGAAGCTCCTACAATTGAAATCAATCCCAATGTTAAAAGCTTCTATGATTTTACAATTAATGATATTCGAGTTATTAATTATAAACATGGAGAACCAATTAAATTAGAGGTGGCGATTTAATATGCCAATTAAGATGATTGCAGCTATTGATCTAAACGGAAATTTAGGCTATAAAGGAGAACTTCTCACAACTAATCAGAAAGCTGATTTAAAGCACTTTAAAGAACTCACTACGAATAAACTCATCGTTATGGGCAGGACGACATTCGACAGCATCTTACGATACAATAATGGTAAATCACTTTCTAATCGCACACACATAGTCCTCAGCAACAATGAATCATACTCAACCAATCAAGACAACTGTTTTGTGTATCATTCAATTAATGACGTGCTGCATGATTACAATGAATATGGTAACAACGAAGATGTTTGGGTGATAGGCGGCGAACAAATTTATACGCAATTTCTACCTCATGTAGATGAAATTCACTTAACAATTTTCCATAATGTATTTGAAGAAGTCGATGCATATTTCCCTCTGATTGATTTAAAGGATTGGACAATATCATCCAATGAATCTTATGGGAAAGATGAGCAAAATGAATTTGATTATAATTTTGTAACCTATAGAAGAAAAACAAAATAAAAATAATTATATATATTGACATATGATAGAATGGTAAGTTATACTAAGGCTAACATCAAGTTAGTCTTTTTCTCATAATTAAAATAAATTAAATAGTATATAAGGAGGATGATTGTGGATGAATAACTTGAATGTAAGGCAAGTTGAGGTGTCGGATCATGCTATAACTAGAGCAAAACAAAGAACTAGTTGGGCTAATATGAAAAAAGAGCAGGTCATCGGAAATATTAGAGCTTTACTAAAACGATCCGAGGAAATTTGTGAAACAGTTGATGAAGATGGAAAGCCAGCAATACTTTTCGCAGTAGAAAGAGTAGCTATTTATCTCACTTTGGACTATAAGACGGTAATTACAATTATTAGACACGAACAAGTCACATATATGCCAATTAAATCAAAATTATTAGAGCTACATAAAAAAGAAATCAAAAAGCTAGAAAGAAGAGAAAAAGCGAGGATAAGACGCTTGGAAGACTTAACAATTGATTGTAATGTTGAAATAGCAGAATTAAAACGAAGAATACATAGAACAAAGTCTGAAAGCGTTAAAAAGGCATGCGAAGCGAGAATCAGCGCAATTAGAGCAACTATAAAAGAATACAAGCATGAAATTAAATCTATTCAAGACGAAAAAAGACAAGCTAGTAGATCTCTAGTTGCTGTTATTTAACTAATAAGAATCAATTAAATTATAAAAGAAAGCAGGGTCAATGATGAGTAAAAGTAAATGGCGAATTAAAAAAGTAAGACCAGTTGAAAACGATCAAGCATTAGAATTTGATCTAAACATCAAGGATAATGAAAAATACTTATCTATTTGCTTTCTGAATAGAGGTATTAAAATTGGCAAATGGATTGAAAAGGAGTATTGAAAAGAGGGGGTAAACTTGGAAAGAACAATCGCATTTAAAGCCCTTGTGGGAAGTCATAATTACAATCTAAATACACCTGATTCAGATAAAGATTATAAAGTATTTGTCATTCCGACCTTTGATGATTTATATAAAGGAAATCGATATTCAAAATCAGTTGTAACTGATACTCATGATTATGATTATCATGACATTAGACAATTATCTAACCTATTTTGGAGATCAAATATCAACTTTATTGAAGTCCTCTATTCTAATGAAATCATTCATTCTGAAGACATTAAAATAAAAAGGCATATCGAAAAGATATTTAAACTAAAAGACGAGATAGTTAAAATGAATCTTCCCTATCTGTTTAAAGCTTGTCAAGGCATGAATATAACAAAAATGAAATCACTATTGAAAGGCACTCAGGGCACGAAACATCTGGTCGAAAAATATGGATATGATACAAAAGCAGCTCTTCATGCTTACAGAGTCTTAGATTTTATTATGAGGTTTGCCGATAGTGAGTTCAAAGACTTCAAACAAGCAATTGAATATAGAGATAAAGCACGCGCTTTTATGATTGGCATTAAAAATGGCGCTTATTCTTTTAGTTGTTTTCAAGATCTAATTGCAGCTAAATTAGAAGCATTTGAAGAATATGAGCAGTATTATTTTTCTCAGCAGCCACAAGAATTCATCAAAGAAGAATTAGAGTTAATCACGTATGAATTGGTTCGTGATAGTATTAAAAATCATGGGGATAGGGAGAGAATTTATTATGGAAAGTAAAAATACAATGAAAGAAACAAGAGAGCGAGTGAATAAATTTATCGATGATTGCAATAAAAGAATACTGCAAGAGGAAGATGAAGGTGTTAAATTATGTTTGAATACAATGTCAAAATTTGCATGGACTATGAATCAAGCATTTTTTAAAACGGAAAAATCAATTGAAATAACTAAGAATCGAATCAGGGGATGTAATTGATGAAAAAGCATAAAATTGATCCACCCAATAATATAAATCATGGATGGAAACCAGATCCAAAAACTAAAAGACCGCCAAAACCACCTTCTCAACATGTTTCCGATAATGAGATGATTTCAAAATATGAGTATGTAATGAAGAGAATTATGTGTTCACTAAATAATTATAAATATAATAAAGACAAAGTAGATCCTGAACTGTTTAAATCTCTAATTGAACAATGGGAATTTGATTATGAAATGGAATTAAGTCATAGACCTTGGGTGTTAAAGAAAGGTAAATAAAAGGATCATTTATCAAGCAGGTGAGGTGACAATATGGAAAAATGGTTTAATATTCAACAATTAAGTAACACATATGGTAGTGTATCTGGTCATGAAGAAGATGGTAAATACCATCTATTATTAGATGATTATTCTGGTTGTGCGAAAGTAGAAATTACTAAAGAGGCGTTTGACGAATTGTTTAAACAGTTTGGATAAAATGAATATTTGATAGAGAAGGTGAGCAAAAATAAAAAGATGTAAAACATGTAATAAAGATAAGGATGTAGACCAATTTTATAAAAATAAAGCTAACAAAGATGGCTTACATTCTTATTGTAAGGATTGTACCAAAAATAAGTCTAAAAAATGGCAAGATGAAAACTATGAAAAATATCAAGAAGGATTTAATGAAAGGGCGAGAAAAAGAAGAAAAATTCCAGAAAAATTAGAATATCATCGTAAGAAAGCTAAAGAGCAGAGAGAATCTGGTTATCAAAAAGATTGGCGAAATAATAATAAAGACAAGTTGGCAGAGTATAGGGAGAACAAATATTATAATAAATCTCATGAAATATCTACTGAGGAATGGGAGTCTTGTAAACAGTATTTCAATTACGAATGTGCATATTGTGGATTACATATAGATGAACATTTTGTAAAATATGGAGATGAGTATAAATTATACGATTTCCATCAAGAACACGTTGATCATATTGGGAGTAATGATTTATCGAATTGCATTCCATCCTGTAAGTCATGTAATTCTAAAAAATGGCAATATGAATTTATTAAGTGGTATAACCCAAGCAATGAAGTTTTTACAGAAGAAAGATTGAATAAAATATCAAAATGGTTAAGTGCCGATTATAAAAACTGTTTAAAATAATTCTTTTATAAGGAGACGTTTAAAATATTTAAATGGATTTTTGGAAGTCGATGTGAGCATGTTTTTAAGGTTATTAAAGCTTTTAATGAAGGATACTTTGATGATCATATTGGCAGGTATAGAACATGGAGAAGATACATTTTATATTGTCCTAAATGCAATAAAGAAAAAAGTGTGGATGCTGATAAATATGATTTAAAGCAAGAAAAACAGCACATCAAAGAAGACTATAATAAAAAATATAGAAAAAAATGACTTATTAGAAAGAATTCTGGAGAGCAATATTTTAACAGTAAAATCACAAAATTAATTGAAAATAAACATCATACATATGATAATATTCCCATACATATTTAATGGGAGGAAGTGTATACGTGGGAAAGAACAGTAAAAGTGACATGTATAAGCGTAGACGTGTCTTAGATTGCCCACAGCACGGTAGAATCGAGGGTTTTGTGGGAGAATACAGTTCACCACTTTTCGAGAAGATGGATGAACATAAAACTAAGGTAATTCTTTGCTGTTCCAGATGTTTTAAGGAGACTTTAAACAAAGAACTCAAAGAATCACATCCGCAGGAAAATAAACGCTCCTTTACAGAGAAAAAGAAATATCCAATACTTGAGAACTTATTTGAAGTTTTGGGATTTATTTTATTATTCGGCGGATTTATAGGATGTCTATTCTTGTTTGATAATTATATATTATTATTTTCATGGATAGTTTTTATTGCAATACTTTTTGGTGCTTTATATTTTCTTCAATCTATGATTGATGAAGAAGTGCCAAAATCTGATAGCATAGAAAAAGTAGATCAAGTAAATCCGTACTCTTTAATATCGAAATATGAAGCTGAAGTGATGAAGTGGAGAATTGAGCAAAAGAATAAGAGACAGCAAGAAATAAGCTATAGCTTATCTGATATTGATAAAATGTCAGGAATAGAATTTGAAAGCTATATAAGAAAACTCCTCATTAAATGTGGATATGAAGATGTAGAGTTAACTTCTGCTTCAGGAGATGAAGGAGTTGACATTATTGCAAAATTTAAAGGTGACAAAATAGCACTTCAATGTAAGAGATACACGGGTAAAATTTCAAATAGTGCTGTTCAACAAGTGTTCTCTGGAATGCATTTTTATGGATGCGACAAAGCTGTAGTCATTACAAACTCACATTTTACAGAGAATGCCAAAGTTCTTGCCAAGAAATTAAACGTACATCTTATCGATAGGATTAAGCTATTTGAATTGATTCAAAAAGCAAAAGAGAAAGATAAGTTACAAGTAACCTAGTAAAGTTGCTCGATGATGTGTATTCCACTATAATCTAATGGGGTGATTGTAGTGGATGAAACTAGAGCCAATGAGATTCTAAGCGGCTTACGAAACAAGGAAATTTCAGAATGCAGGGTGTCAAAGCAGGAGTTTATGGACTTTAGAAATGTGCTAATTAAACAAGAGGATTTTCGTTATTTCAGGGGAAACGCTCAGGTCGGTGGAGATGTAATATATACATATGAGCCAGAATGGACTAAGTAAGGTTTTAGGCTTTTTGTAAAGCCTAATTAAAATAAATTAAATTATATAATATAAAAGAAATGGAGAGTGAAAATGAAATTAAGAAAAGAAGATATCACAAAACAATTAGATGATGCACTCGCATATATACAAGAAAAGAAATCCATATTGAATCAAATCGAGGAAAATCCAACTCTAATTTTTACTGACCTTTTTGATAAAAGTCTAAGTCAACCTTACTATGACATCCATATGACTGCTTTAAATTGGAAAAGGTATGAAGGAGAAGGATATAAATATCACGAAATCCAAAACTACATTGCTGAAATATTAATCAGCTATTTAAGAGATCAGGATAGTAATATTGAAGTAAGATTAGCTTCAAATTCATATCCATCAAGTTTTAAAATTAGATATCAGAATGAAGACATCTTAAGTTTTAATATATACAAACGATATTTTGGTGATTTTAGAAGTGGAGAATTTAAAAATGGGCTAGATAAGAAGTTGAAACCTCTTCATCAATCCATCAATGACTGGAGAAAAAGAATAGAAGAATACGAGAGTTATGATAAGAAACCAAGCTTGTTATACATGAATAAATCCAATCCAATTAAAAGCATTAGAGATTATATTAAATATCAAAAACATAAAGAAGAGGTTCATGATAACCTTAAATCCAAAATTTATTATTGGGAAAAGCAAATTAAACTTGATGAAGAGGAAATTGAAAGGATTAAACTTAATTATGAAAAATATCTAGAGACCAAAGATGATATTCAAAATAAATATGATTTTTGGAAAGATAAATTTTTAAGTTGGGGATTTGAGGAAGTTGAAAGGCGATCACATAAGCTATATTAGATATTCTTTACTTTAATAAAGTGAAAAAAGCTGTTAAATCAACTTTTTAAGCACCTGAATATTAGATAAAAGCGTGTTTTTATTGAATTGCAATAAGGAGGTGGAATTTAATGATCGAACAAAAATATATTGCATTGAAGTCCATTTATTTTCAAAATAAGCAACCCTATATAAGCAAAGGCAAGAAGTATACATATAATACTGTTTCACTGGCTCCTAATTTCATAGATACTCCTTTGAATTTTTACGATGGTGAAGGGAATCAAATATTCTTAAGTGACAAAGAAGAAGATGAGTATTATGTAGGTAGTTTATTCAAAAAGGATGAAAGTAGAATTTTTTGATTAAATATATAAAATTAATTTAATTATATAATATATTACTAGGAGTGATAAATTGAATAATAAGTTAAAATTAGTTTCACCAATTCCAGTATCATTAAATCATTATTTGGGACATAGGGCAGTATGCAAAGCAAAAGGTGACGGTTTTGTTTCTGTTTACACAACAAAAGCAGCTAAAAATTATCAAGAAAAATTTACCAAGTATGCCAAAGAGGAAGTGAAGAAGCAACACTGGGACATTAAGAAAACTGAAAATAAGCATTATGTAATGGAATGTATTTTCTATTTTGATCAAAAAGGAAAGGACGATCAAAACCACTATAAAATTTTGAGCGATTGCTTAAATGGTATAGCATACATAGATGACAAAAACGTGATCGTAAGAACAAAAAAAGTTGTCTACGATAATCTAAACCCAAGGATAGAGATTGAAATTTATCCGGTTGAATATATAGGTATTTTTGATAATGAGGAGCAACTACATAACTTTGAGAGCAAATGTAAGACATGTAATCGCTACAAAAGAAATTGCTCAATCTTGAAGAAGGCTAAGGAAGGTCGAATACAGCCGGAGATCAACATGGAGAATTTGGTGTGTAGTACATATAAGGAAATAAAGAAATGAGATATAAAGGATCTGTTCAAGAGCGAAATGGTAGCTGGTGTTATGTAGTTGATTTAGGTAGAGACAGTAATGGAAAAAGGAAACAAAAGAGGAAAAGTGGCTTTCCAACAAAAGATTTAGCAGAAAAAGCTTTATTAGAATTGAACTTAAAGCTGAAAAACAAAGCAAAAGTACAGAAAGTATCCAAGAGTGATAAACTATTCTTACATGATTTACCTGAAAGAATTATAGAAGAAATCATTACCAAAAATATTAATATCTTAGAAAATGGTATGAGGATAATTGGAACACAAAAGAAAATCGAAAACGGAGTTATTGATATTATTGCCAAAGATCGCAATAATGTTTTAACTATAATTGAAGTAAAGAGTTACTCATCAGATGGGCGAGAGATATATCAGTCAATATATTACCCATCAGTTTTTGATGAAACAACAAGAATGATTATTATTGCACCTCATTACAAAGAAAGCGTGTATGAATCATTAAAAGAAATCCATCGAAATATAAGACCAATTGAAATCATGAAACTTTATTGCAATGACAACGAATTTAGGATAAAACCATATAAACCAGAAAAAAGTAAATCAAATAAAATATACATACATAATCATAAATCTGAATTACAGGATGGTGATTCAGATGAGTGAGGTTATTATTGCAAACCATAAATACACTAAACTAGAGTCAGATGGTAAAACCATATATAAATCCGTAGATAAAATCAATGGATATAAGGTAACTATTACTTGTTTAGGATTGCCTGGGGCAGATGAAAAAGCACTTCTGTCAATAAAGAATTTTTTTAAGAAGGAAATCTTTTGATTTCTTTCTTTTTGTTTTATAATAGTCTTATGGTCATTAGGAGGGAAACACATGGATAAAAAAAGAGTTTGGACATTATATCGTGTATCAACGAAATCACAAGTTAATGCCGATGAAGATATTCCCATGCAACGTAATGCTTGTTATAAAATGGTTGAGCAAAATCCTAATTGGGAAATTACAAATGAGCTGTATGAACGAGGGGTTTCAGGCTGGAAAAAGAGCGCAGATGATCGAGATGAATTGACTCAAATTAAAGAAGGGGCTGTTAGAGGCGATTTTGATATTCTATTAATCTTTCTCTCAGATCGACTAGGCAGAAAAAAAGACGAAACTCCTTTTATAATAGAATTTCTGAAAAAAAATGGTGTCAGTGTCTATAGTGTAAATGAAGGAGAATTAAAGTCAGAAGATCATACGGATTCACTGATTAATTATATACGATATTGGCAAGCCGAAGGTGAGAGTTTAAAAACATCGATACGTGTAACAGAACAACTTAAACAGATGAATGAACAAGGTCTATATACAGGAGGAAATTCTCCATTTGGTTACAAACTTGTTGATACAAATATAAAACATCCCAAAAAAGATAGATTTCTAAAAGAGCTTAAGGTGGATGAAAGTCAAGCAAAAGTTATCAGATTAATTTTTGAGTTATCTGCATTCAAAAATTATGGGAGGCATAAAATTGCTTCCTATTTAAATGAGCGAGGATATGTAAATCAATTTGGAAAGAAGTTTAACGATAAATTCATATGGAGATTATTACTGAATCCTATATATATTGGAAGAAAAAGATATGGTGTCGTTAATCATGACAGTGATAATATAGAATTTAAAACTCAACCTTATAATGAGACTTTGAGAATTGTCGAAGATGACATTTTTTATAAATCTATGGAATTGATAAATAAACGAAAGTTTAAAAATAAGAAAGAGAACGATAAATTTAAGAGTGGAAAACCACATTCAAGTCAAGTTTTATTATCTGGATTAATCAAATGTGGTTACTGTGGTGAATTTATGAAAACAGATTTTTCTTATAAAACGTACAAAAGGAAGACTGATCATAAAACAACTAAGATGATTACCTATAGATACAGATGTAAAAATGCACAGAATGGAATTATACATCATGAAAAGAAACAAGTGGGGGCAAAGACAATTGATTCAATGATGGAGAGTCTTACCAAATCATATTTAAGAACTTTAAATATGTCACATATCACTGAAGAATTTGAAAAAGAAAAAGACAGTAAGACTATTGAGAAAGAGCTAGAATTAAAACAGCTCGAAAGCTTATTATCAAAAAAAAGAAAATATCTTAATGTTTTAAATGAAGAAATTCCTAAATCGCTTATGGGGGAAAGTTCTTTTTCTCCTGAAATATTAAATAAATCCATCTCTCAAACAGAAATAGAGATTACTGAAATAAATAACAATATTACAAATTTGCAAGAAGCAATTAAGACTTTAAAGGAGAAGTCTAATGAAATAGATAGTGTAAATAAAATATTGCATAATTGGGAAGAAAGATATGATAATGCAGATTTGGAAACCAAGAAAGTAATGATATCCGATATTGTTAAATATGTAGAGTGGAAGAAAGATGAACTAAATCCAATCTTTACTATCGGTAGAATTGACCATGTTTTATAGGGACAGTACCGAATGGGACGGGAGGTCCCGGCTATACAATTAAATGTGAAACAGAAGGCAATCCGCATAAGCACGTGGCGGGCTCGCTTTCGATGGCGCATGCCGGCAAAGATACGGGCGGCAGTCAGTTTTTCATCGTTCATGAGCCGCAGCCGCATCTTGATGGCGTCCATACTGTCTTTGGCCAAGTGACAGAAGGGATGGACACTGTGCTTCGGATCAACCAGGGCGATGTGATGAAGGAAGTAAAGGTCTGGGAAGAATAATTGCTGAGCTGTCTCATTAATGAGGCAGCTTTTTTCATTAAAAACGCATTTTCAAAAAAAAGCTTGAGCCAAAACTAGCTTTGGACCTACTGGCAATGGCTTCACACGCCACAAGCCCGTTGTGAGAAACCCACTCACAACGGGCTTTAAAAGATCGTGGCGGT